CTCCCAATTTAATTTTTCTTCATAACCCATATAATAATTATTCTGTTCATCTAAACAGTAATGAGCCATGACAATTCTATTTTTAAAATAAGTTTCGGTATCTTTAAAAATTACATTTTTTTCAAATGCTTCATCACAAGTAATTGGAATTAATGTATAGCCAAAAGGAATTTTAACTTTTACATAATCATCAGGACTTGTTGCCACCAATAATATTAAAAAAAATATTTTCAATTTGTTTCATTTTGTTTAGTGCATTGTTTGATGAAGTTTATTAATTTAGGATTTTGTAAAAATATCTTTGCAAATTCTTCAACCATTAAAGCAAATGATTCTTCTGAGTTTGGTTTCTTTTCTGTTTTATCTAAAACGAAATGAGCTAATTCATGTAATAAAACTGCTATGTAATTTTTAGGACTTAGATTTTGTTGAATATAAATAGCTGATTTTTGGGGTAGATATAAGCCATAAGCATTTTCTTTTTGAGCTTGTTTTAACCCCATTTTCCTCACTTTAACCTTGTAATTTTTGTATTTGATTTCTTTTATCATCAGCTGACATAAAAACCTAGTCTATAACCATAATTAATCAGTTGACAAGTATTATTAACAGTATAAAGATAACCTTAATGCAATATTTTGAGAATAGACAAAGTAAAAAATTGGTGCTATATGTTCATTGAATTAAAAACCCAAATGAACTCTCTTTTTCAAAAAGAAAAATTAGAAGCTCTTAAAGTTAAATATAAAATTACTATGGATCAAATCATCCATGATACTAAACCTAAAAGAGAATTTAAAAATTGGAAAGTAAAAATATCAAAAGCTATTAATAGAAAACAAAACGATCCAACAAATTTTGGACAGCTAGAATTATCAGCATTTCTTACAAATTATTTCAATTCAAAAGCCATAGAAAATGGAGATCCTTTATTACCTATAACATATTTCTTAGGTAAAAAAGCAACCATTGAGTGCATTGGAGAATTTCAAGAAACTGGTGATATTAGATTATGGGGTAAAAATGAAAAATGGAAAATTAAAATAGACTCAGAATGGATAAATCATAAAGCAATTTACATAAGATCAGGCATTTTAAATGGTGCAATAAGAATAATTAAAACAATAGAAAATTTAAGTTCTAGTGCAAATTATACTTTTTCTGTAGCAAAACAAAAAAAAACTAACAATTTATATTTTGGTGTTTTAAAACCTTTGTCTAGTGGCAAATATACAGTAGAGGACTTTTCTTTAGTTTCAGGTAAAAAAGTTAGTGAAATAGCCAGTAATATAGAAATAAATGGCTCTGCAAAAATCCTTGCAACAATTTTTCCTAAAGATACAGATTGGGTAAATAACTAAGTTATCATCTATTATTAATTAGTTGACTTTTAGTATTGATTCGATTATTGATTTGTTTAATGGCAAATCAATTAAAAATAATTGGCGATTGTTATAAAAAATTTGGATTAAAACATACTTCCAAATCTACTGCTACCTACCCACATTCAATAAGATTATTCAAAAAACATATATTAGATTATAAAGAATCAAGAAATATAACTAATGCTGGTTTATATGGAGGTCAGTTAGAGCATATAGTTATACAAGAAGTTTTAACAAAAAATATTCCTTTAGATGATGTGGTTAATAGTGAATTAATACAAACTAAAATTGCTGAATATGTTCCTATACATGAAAAAGATAAAATGAAATTTACATTTATTGTTAAATTTTTAAAACCAACAGCTCAAAATCATTTAGACAATATAAAAGAATTACCTGAACAAAAATGGAAAGATGAATTAGAATATACCATTTGGACTCCACCAGTTCAAACTTATTGGTTATGTTTTGTGGATTTAGTTGGCAAAGCAGTTGATGAAGCGATGAAATCTTATTTTGGTGATCTTAAAAATAAATTTGGAAGTGCTTCTTTTAAACCTCTTGTTAAAAAAGATCCTAGTAAAAATTCTAAAAAAAAAATAGAAAAACCTAATGACAATAGAATTGGTGATTGGGTTTATTCTGCTCCTAAAATTGAGGATCATATTTTTTCAACTGATCTAATGCAAATTGCACTTTACAAAAAGGCAGTAGGTTTAAAACCATTCATAAGCTATGCAAGTCATAAAGATAGAAAAATATTTACAGAAGATAATACTCCAGAATTAAAACAGAAAAATTTAGATAAAGCTCTTAAAGAATTGATGGTTTATGAAATTTCTTGGCAAAAAAAATTGGAAGCGGCAGATGGTGATTTAAATAAATTAGCTTGGTTATGTCCGCCTGACTATTCAGATATTAGAAAAAAATCTTTTTGGTGGGATGGTGTACCAAGAGAATATATTGAAAGGTATTTTAAACATTATGAGTGATATGGGAATTATAAAACCTTTAAGAGATAGAGTTAGAGATTTAGAAGTTATTAACAATGAGCATCAAAAGAAGAATGGTCAGTTAAGAGTTGAGATACAAGAAAAAGATAAGAAGATTAAAGAACTAGAAGAACAAATAAACAATCCATTACATAAAATAAGAGAGGTAGGACTATGAAAGAAGCAGCTTTATCAAAAGCAATACAAAAGTTTAGAGATCAAATAGAGCAAAATGATTATGCTAAACTGGGAGCTAAAGGTAACTATTTAACAGTTGGTTATAGATTAAAATTTATTAGAGAACATTTTGGCGAAAGAATATCTATACAAAGTGAAAGCTATGAATGTTCAGATGGTATGTTTAGATTTAAAGCAAATATATTATTAGATGGTCAGCTTATTTCTGTTGGTGAGTCTAAGCAGAATGAAAAAAAAGACAAAGAATTTGAAAAGCAACAAACTGTAGCAATTGGTAGAGGACTTTCTTTTGCAGGATTCTTTGGTGATGAAATTGCAACCGCAGAAGAAATGCAGCAATTTTTAAAACCATCAAAACCTAATGTTGTTCCAATTAAACCAGTAGAAAATTTTAACGCAGATGAATTTGTAAAAGAATGGATAGAAAAGATGACCAAACAAGCTAAAAATTCTGTTTCTCAAGGAGCTTATGAAAAAGGTATGCAGCCCTTTAGAGAAGATTACATAAAAGAACTTCAACAAATCTCAACCGATGTTGTGCAACAAGCACAAATTGATGAGGCAGAAAACACACTAAAACAACAAATCACAAATAGGAGAAAATAATGGCAGACTATAATAATACAATTGCTTTCTGGAAAAGAAAACCTAGAGAAAAAGATGAACAAGGAAAAAAATATCCAAATTACACAGGAAAGATGACTGTGGATGGTAAGAAAAAAGATGTTTCTTTATGGGTAAATACTACTCCTTCAGACCAGAGAAAAGAAAATGATACTGACATGAATGGCACAATACAAGAGCCATACAAAAAAGAAGAATAATGGCAGAGCAAATAAATCCAGATCATTACAAGAAAGATATTGAAACAATAGATGCAATAACTTCGCAATTATCTCCTATGGAAAACATAGGAGGATTGCGTTGGCAAATCTTAAAATATGTAATGCGTATGGGAGATAAGCATGGAGGTACAATAGATGCTTGTTTAATGGATATAGGTAAAGCCGAATGGTACATTAATAGGCTAATCAAATACTTAAACGATCTTAAAGAAGATAAATCGTTTATTGATACTCCCACTAATGTTGCCGAACTATTTAAGGAAAAAAAATGAAAAATGGAAATGGCACAATATACTTTTCTCAAGTTAAGCATAAAGTTTTAGACTTCATTAGAAAGTATATTGAGCAACATGATTATTCTCCAACTTTTTTAGAGATTGGTAATCACTTTAATTTTTCAAGAGCAAGAGCTGGTAAGATTTGTTCTGAACTCTACAAGATGGGTTTAATTAATAAAGGTGGCTCATCGCATAGAAAGATTAGAATGAATCCTACTCAATTAAAGCAAGTAAGCAGTTTAAAAATTAATAGAGAATATTCAATACATGGATAAAGTTATTAAAGAAAGTTTTTATGAAGCAAGTTTTAGAATTGATGAAGAATTTGAGTCGGCAGAAATTGCTGCTAACACAAATACCCCTAGTGAAAATAGTAAAGTTGTTATTAATGAAATAAAACTAGAAAAAACTAGGATTAAGTTAAACAACGATAAGGAGCTAAAGGAGAATGGCACTTAATAATAGCCTAATAAGAAAATATGCCAAACTTGATGCTTTGCACAAAAAAATTATGAATGCTGCTAAAACTAGACAATGTATTCATACATTAGTTGCAAAGAAAAAGTATGACAAACAATTTAGGCAA